TATATTACTCTGCCAAGCAAATCCACAGATAAAAGATATATTTTCAAAGTTGCTCAATCTAGATTAGACAAAGTTTCACAACAATATTATGGGACACCTTTCTTTGGTTGGTTAATATTACAAGCAAATCCAATATACGCAGGTCAAGAGTGGAATATCCCTGATGGGGCAATCTTGACAATCCCCTATCCTTTAATAGCATCATTACAGGATTACAACAATGACCTAGAAAATTACTTCTTTTATTATGGTAGATAAATCGGAAAATATATTAGTTGAGTTTGATTATAATAACATATCAATCATAGACCCAAATAAAGTCATAGATAGTGACGGAAAAGTACAAGAAAGATATGTTAAACAAGAAAATTTAGTGATGTACGCTAATTTAGAGTGTAAAGCATTACCACGTACTAAATTAGCTCTTGGTGTTGCAAATAACGACCAAGTACAAACAGTTTCAATAGCCAGTATTAATTTTTTAAAACCGGGTGATAAAACATTTTTAGATAATTCATATACTGATGAAATAACAGGTAAAGATTCTATTATTGGTAAAGCGGTTAATCAACCTAATTTAGAAAGTATACCACAAGCGCCAAAAAAAGGTGAAGATTGGTTTATTAGACAAACAATTAATTCGGGTGGTAAACAAGCATCTGTTGATAATGGATTATTAGGTATCACTTCTATTAATATTAGACAAGGTTTAGATTTTTTACCTTCAATCACCATTGAATTAGAAGATATTAAAGGTAGAGCAATGTTTGAGGCGGGTGATAATTCACCATATGCGGCATTTTTTAATTTACCATATCCAATGTTCCAATTAACTATAAAAGGTTTTTATGGTAAAGCGGTTAAATTACAATTAATGTTACAAACATTTTCATCAAGATATGATACGTCTAATGGTAATTTTAAAATCAAACTACATTTTTATACATACAAATATACATTATTGAGTGAAGTGCCTATGGCTGCATTGACAGCTGTTCCACATATGTATCAATCTAGAGTTAACATACAAACAACTAAAGGTGGAGCAACCAACTTTTCAAATGTTCAGGATTCAATAGTTTCAAGAGGATATCAAAAGGTTAGAGAGTTATATAGTGAATATAAATCAAAAGGAATGATACCTGATGATTTTCCGGAAATAACTGTTGTTCAAATGAGAGATAGAATTGAAAATTTTATTAAAAACATTTTAACATCGTTTTCTCAACAAAATTTAGACCCATTAACTTACGTTGAGGAGTATCAACGATTATTAGGTAATTTGGATAAAGATGTCTATGCGGGTGCGGGAACTTCATGGTTCGCAACTTATATGGACACAAAAGATTTTTTGGTAAAGAGTGATGGTAGTAAGGCGTATACTTTTAAACGTGAAATTGATACTTCAACAAAAAGAGAAGCTGCTTTAGGTAAACTACAAGGTATTATTAGTGAGGCAAAAGAAAAAATGGAAAAAAATACTGTTTGTGGTGTTGATGGTAAATACACAATTGATGGTAAGACAAATACTAACTCAAAAGTACCATTTAAAATTGAAACAAAGATATTCCCTATTGATTTAAAAGAATCAGATGTAAATGTTACTGAAACTTATAGACAAAGAAAAAAATTATCTACACAACCTACACCGTTACAACTTCAAGAGTTTAAAAATCAATTAGCTGAAGATGGAATATTTAATTCTTTAGAAATAAGAAATAAAAAAGGTTCTGAAGAAAAAAAATTCCAATTCTACACATTTGAAGGTGACGGGAGGTTTGAAGATTTAATTAATAAAATGGGTAAATTGGTTAAAACTGTTAAAGAGAATATTCAAGAAGAATTAACCGAAGCTTTAACTAATTTATTACAAAAAAAAGATAATGGTATTGGATTTGTTCCAAATATCCGAAATGTACTTGCGGTTATTTTTGCTAATGGCGAGGCATTTTTAAGATTAATGGATGATGTCCATGTTCAAGCTTGGAATTTAAATGATTCTCAAATTAAAGCCCGAAGAAATTCAATTTTAAATCCTGAAACGGCAAATGCGTGTGTTGATAATGTATCATCAGGTGATAATGAAACATTACCTATTTATCCGTGGCCTCAAATGTTAACAGCGACTTCAGGTAAAGATGGTCGTGAAATGTTTGAATTAACTTACCCGGGAGATAAAAATGTTATAAATCAAACTAAAGCGTATCTACCGGATTTATGGCCTGAAGTAGAGTTTGTGGAAGAGTTTATTAGAGCGACAACTCAAACGGTAAAACCGCCAGCAGACCCGTTAACTACGGACAATCCATTAACCGATATTCAACGAGTATCGTTAGACGCTATTGAATTCCCGATTAGTAATGCGGTTTATGATAACAAGGAAGAAATTAAATATTTTTATGAAATATTTGAAAGAATATTTTTAACATCAAATTATTCAGGTTTATTGAGAAGTAATGGTAACACCCAAGACCAAGATAAAGTAACGGATGTTATTGCTGAGGCCGAAAGTATTAATATTATTCAAAGTTTATCTAATGATAACCCTTTTATTATTAAAAAAATAAAAGAGTTTGGAATTAATGCTGGAAATTTTGAGATACTAATGAGACATATTTCTAATGATGGTACAGGTGAAAGTTGGCAAAATTTTATTAGAGGTATTTTTAATACGTCTTATATTAAAAACAAAGTTAATAATTCTAGTTATGAGTTTTTAAGTCAAAACTTGTTGAATGAGGATAAATCACAACCATTGGTTTCGTTACCGGGAGAAAATAATGTTGTTAATTTTATATCAAACTCAACATCGAGTAATATTTTTAATTTAACGGATACATACCCATTTACAAATTTTACTTGGGTTAAAAATGAATTGGCTAATGGTAATTCAATTTCTGATATTAAATCATCATATAACACAACAAAAGTGTTAACATATAATACTAATAAAAAAATTATATCTAATTTTTTAGATATTACTAATGATGACGATAGAAGACCATTTACTAATTTTTTATTTAACAATGTTAAATCACCAATTTATTATTTTGATTTAAAATTATTTTATGAAAATAGAAGTTTTGACTCACAATTACCAACAGAAGGTAATTTAAGATATAATGACTATTCAGGTTTAGTTACAAGTAATCAAACCGTTTCAATGTTTAACACACCCTATTTTGTTAATTCAATCCAAGAAGGGGTTAAAAATTTTAGAAATAACGATGAATATCCATTTGTTGCGTCTGCTTATTTATTTTTAAATAGTTTACCGTTATCTACACTTAGAGAAAAATATAAAACTTATTCATCAAATTCAGTAACTGATTTAGATTATATTTTTGCTACACTTAAGAAATTTGGTGCGGTTCATAAGTTACCATACGCTTGGATATTAAAAATTGGTTCTGTTTGGAATAGATATAAAAATTTTGTAGAAACCGGCAAAGATATTTTAGACACATCGTGGTCAGGATTTAGTTATGTTCGTAACTATGACCCGGTAACAAATTCACCAACAAAAAACTATAATTTGATAATCAATGGTGCTCAAATGGATATTGTGTTGGAAAAAAACACAACATTAGGTGCAGAAACATCTTCATTAATTAATACAGGTTTTTACCCATTATTAATTAATGACTTTAATGTTTTTTATCAAGGATTTCAAATATATTCAGGTTATACTGACTCAGACATTCAAAATGGATTTAGTTCAGGTGTTACATTAAATTATGTACCTGAAGCAATTATTAATATGCCTGAGGGGTTTGACCCAAATAATCCAAAAAGAGATTTGAGAGTTATTCCTTGGTCAGTTTACATAACAACATTAGATGACACTTCGTCATATATTGTACCATCACAAGGTGCGTTAATAAATCAGACAAGTAATGAGTGTATAACTGAAGAAACCAATCAATTGAAATATGAAATTACCGGTAATACTGCAATGTATAATGGTTCGGTTAGAATGTTTTGGGTGGCACCTAATTATGGTTATTTTGATATTAATAAAGTTGTTAAACCAACACCTATTAAATATTTAAAACAAGTTTTCAACATTACAGGTGATACTAAACAAGAAAATTTTTCAATTAATGGTAAACAAGACCAATATTCAGAAATTAGTGAAATGTTTTCAGTTTTTGAAAAAGAAGTTTTAGATAGTTTTGAATCGGAATTTTTAAATTTTTCAAAATCTATATATGATTTTGATGATGAGTTTATATCAAATAGCGATACCGAAACAACCAAATCATTTAAAAATTTCCAAATGTTGATGAGAAGTTTAATGAGAATTCCAAAAGTAGGTGGAACTAACATTAATACTGAATTAGTTTCTGCTGTACAAGATTCTCAGTTAACTGTTTTAACAAATATTTTACAATCATTTTTAAATTACGATGTTGTTTTCAAATATGGTAATCCGGCAAACTTTGATAAACGATTATTTTACACTTTTTCAAATAGATTACTTGCTGACCCATATACATGGAGTAAGTATTCATTTCAAACACCAACACCATTACCAACATCAGGTGGAACGGTAACGTTATCACAATCTATAACAAATTATCCTAATGAATGGAAAGCGTTACAAGTATATGTTGGTTTTTCGGAAATACCTCAATTACAATACACAAATAATGGTTCATATATAACCGATTTCTTTGTTGATTGTAATATAGATTTTAGTGTGGATAATATTAAAATATTTGCACCAATTATTAAAATATATGCAACACAAAAATTAAATGATAGTACTTTGAATTATAATAAATTTGTTACTTTAATGAATGAATACATTACTAGTACAGATAATTTTCAAAATATTATTATTAATAAATTAATGCCTAAATTACGTAAACAATTACCTGATGTTGGTAGTACACCTGATGCCGCACTTGAAACTGCGTTAGAAGGTCCTCAAACAAAATTAGAATATTGGGAGGCGTTTAAAGCATTAAACGATAAATGGATTGCGGGTAACGACTTTAAAACTAAAACACTATTTGAAGATGTTTTATTAATGGATAGAGCAAACAGAAATATTGGTGATAAAGTATTAGTTGATGTTAATAAATTAAAAAAAACATTAACAAATATAAATCCTAAAACAAGTATGTTAGTATTTGTTCAAGATATTTTAGTAACAAATAATTTTGTGGTTATGAATATCCCATCATATGTTAATTTTTATAATGTACAAGATGCGGTTAAAAACCCTGTACCAAAACCGGAAGGGTCTTTAGAATTTGCTAACACAATGTTTGGGACATTCTTAAATGTTGATTACAGAAATTCTTCGGCAAAAATGGTTTGTTTTTATGCGGGTAAACCGAGTGAACAACTTGATTTTAAAAATAACGCTAATGTAAGATTTAAAGGAGACTCTTTTGATTTAAGACGTGCGAGTGATAACCCATTAATTGAAGACCAAATAGGTAAAACTGATTGGGATAAATCTAATAAAGTAGTTGGGTTTAATGTTGATGTCGGACCACAAAATCAATCAATATTTCATGGATTCCAAATAGACCAAAGTGCGGGTAAAGCAACAGCAGAATCGTTACAACAAACAGACGAGTTAGTTAAACAATCGTCAGGTAAAGTGGCGGGAACTCAAAACGTTTCATTATATAATTTATATAAAAATAGAAGTTACGCTTGTACAGTATCAATGATGGGGAATGCTATGATTCAACCAACAATGTATTTTAATTTAAGACATGTTCCAATGTTTAGTGGTACATATATGATTCAAGAAGTAAATCATACTATTGGACCCGGAACTTTTGAAACTATATTTAAAGGTACTCGACAATCAATTTCAAATCTACAAAAAGTGGATAGTTACATTCAAACTTTAAAAACTAATTTATTGACTTCAATTATTGAGAAAAATAAACAAGACAAACAAGCGGCTATTAAAGAAAATGGTAAAAAAGGAACAGACGTTATTAGTGAAACTAATGATAAGGTTACACAATCAACAGACAAACCGGCAAATAGTTCAACAGATTATCCTAATTGTACACCAATAAGTAATTATGACAAATATACTAAAATTGACTCACCAACAACAACTAAATCTAAATATAAAGACGCTATTAGTACAATTATTACTCAAGCCGATGACCAAAAATTAAGGTATTTAGTGTTTGCTACAATTTATTTGGGGTCATCAAATGGAACTGACTTAGAAACAAAAGAAAACAACTATTCAGGTGTTGATTTATTACAAAATTGGGGTCAAACAGGTCTCTCTTATTTTAATCAACAATTTTATTGTAATTCAAGTAATATACCATACGCAATTTTTTCAGATTTGTCTAAACATGTTGAGTTTTTAATTGCAAGATTTAAAGGTAAAATTAGTTTATTACCTGATATAACCGCAAAAGAGATTGTTAAATTTTATACGTTATATTTCTCAGCAAATCAAAAAAATATTGATGTTTATAACAATTTGGTTCAAAATAACCCGAGTCAATTAAGTCAGATGGAAGCTAATGTTCAAAAATCTATTGACCTATTTAAAACAGGTAGTGGAAATGTAAGTGGTACTCCACCACCTAATGTACCTCCGACAGCAAATAGCGACGAACAGATTTTTAAAAATGCTAAAACGTTTAGTACAACTTCATTAAATAATCTTGATATAAAAAATGGTGTTCTTACAGGTAATTTTGTTGTATACTATCAAGATGAATTATTATCACAAGATTATCCTGCTAAATTATATATTGCAGGAGGAATAAATAATAGAGTTGAAATTGGTAGTTTTGTGATAAAACCAACAACAAATAGAAATGTTGGTTCATTTATTTCAGTTCCTAAAATTACAGAAATTTTAGATACTGCAAAAAATGATGAAACATATCGTATTACATTTATAATTGTGGTTAATGCGTTCCCCAACATTAGTTATGCGTCTACAAAAGTTTTTGCTCCAATAAAATGTCCTGACGAAGATTTTGAATATCAGGATATTATTTCAGTAAGTACTTGGGATTCAGTTAAGGGTAATATTTGTTGTAATTGTTATAGTGAACCATACGAAGGTTCAGAAATTATTTGGGACGGAAAACGTTGTTCAAGAAGTGGAACAACATGTTAAATTAAGTTTTTTCAAAATAAAAGATATTTATAAATAAAAGATTATGGACACAAAATTAATATTAGACAACTATTTAGGTAAAAATACCAGAAGTACCGAAAAAGATTTGGGAGATGGTTCTAAACAAGTATGTGATTTAGACACTGGAGATTGTTATACTATCAGAATGAAAGATGGTTTAATTGAAAGAGTTGACAACACATTAAACAAAAATAAAAAAATTCAAGTTGAAACTTTAACAGGTGTAAAACAACTATTAAACGGTTAATAACATGAAAAAAATAGACAATCAAATTTTAGAGGAAATTGCTAGATATAATTCTATCAATCAATATATTGTTGAACAAGATGCTGCATTACCTCCTCCACCTGGTGAAGTTGACCCAAACGCGGCTCCTGTTCCGGCACCTGAAACGGCTCCACCCGCAGACCCAAATGCCGCTATGGCCCCACCGGCTCCGACAGGACCTCAACCGGTTGATGTTGCTACTGACCCGGATGTGGAAAAAATTGGTGACGATGAAAAATCAGAATCAAAAACGGAAGAAATGGATATTACTGATTTAGTAAAATCACAGAAAAAAGTTGAAGAGAAACAAGAAGAGTATTTTAATAACTTATTCCAACATTTAGATAATTTAGAAACTAAATTAGGTGAAATGGATGGTATTATGACTAAATTAAATGATTTAGAAGCTAAAGTTGAAAAATACAGAGAAAAAACTCCTCAAGAAAGATTAGAATTAAGAACATTAGATTCAGGTCCTTTCAATCAAAAATTAAGTCAATTCTTTGATGATAAAGAGGAGGATATGGAAAAAACAGGAAAAAATGAATATATTTTAACTCAAGACGAAGTTGAAGATTATTCACCAAATGAGATTAAAAAAACCTTCAGAAATTTTGAAGACGAAGTAAATCCATTTAGACAAGTAAGATAATTTTAACGGTCTTCGGACCGTTTTTTTTACAAAACAATTTGACAAACACACGGCTGACACTTATACTTTTATAAACCTTTAAATATTTTAAACACTATGGCGACAAATTCATTAGACGCAGTTTTGGCTCAATACGAGCAATCAAAACAAGGTAGCTCTTCTTCTACCTCAAAATTCACACAAGAAGAAAGAATGAAAAAATACTTCGCGGCAATCCTTCAAGATAAGGAAACTCAAGGCCAAAGAAGATTAAGAATCTTACCAACAAAAGATGGTTCTTCACCATTTAATGAAGTTTGGTATCACGAGATTCAAGTTGATGGAAAATTCCAAAAATTTTATGACCCGGGAAAAAATGACAGTGAGCGTTCACCTTTAAATGAGGTTTACGAAGAACTTCGTGCAACCGGAAAAGAATCTGACAAAGAGTTGGCTAAACAGTACTTATCACGTAAATTTTACATTGTGAAAGTTATTGATAGAGATAACGAGGCAGACGGTGTTAAATTTTGGAGATTTAAACACAACTACAAAAATGAAGGAATTTTAGATAAAATTATTCCTATTTGGAGAAATAAAGGTGATATTACTGACCCGGTAACAGGTAGAGATATCATTTTAGAATTGACTAAAGCTAAAACTCCAAAAGGTGCATTTTACACGGTAATCCAAACAGTTATGTATGATGACGCGGCTCCTGTTCACGAGGACAAAGCGACTGCTGACGGATGGGTTAACGATGAGTTATCTTGGGAAGATGTTTACTCTAAAAAACCTGTTGAGTATTTAGAAGCTATCGCAAGAGGTGAGACTCCAAAATGGAACTCTGATA